GCCCGCGCCCGCAGACCCGACCCTCGGCGCGAACCAGGTGCGCGCCGCGCTCTACGGCACCGGCCAATGCCCGCTGTGCCGCGGCTTCCAGGCCCTGACCGCCTCCGGCACCCTCGCCGACCACCCGACCACCGACGCCGACGGCATCACCCTCGACTGCCTCGGCGCCGGCCTCGAACCCTTCCACCCCCAACCACCGAAGCCCAGGACACACCTATGACCCGGACCCCGGCCCCACGGCGCGACTCGATGCGCAAGGTCGTACGCGACTACGTGATCGCGCTCGCGTTCGTCGCCATGATCGCCATCCTGCTCATCGTCAACGCCCGCGACCCGGGCCCGCGCCCCAACCACGGGCCGTCGTACAGCCCGATCGCCTCACAGACCGCGGCCTACCCGCGCTGACCCGCCCCGCCTCACACCCGCCGAGCCGGCCACCCCGGCCAACCCGGCCAGTCCACCCCTGAGAAAGGCCACGAACACCCGTGTCCCCGCGTTTCGATCAGATCCTCACCGAGCTCGCCGCACTGCGCGCCACCCAGGACCGCACCGGCGAAGTGGTGCGCCCGATGGGCACCGGCGCACCCGCGCAGCTCGCCGCCCTGAAGGTGGCCGAGATCGCCCAGAACGTCCAAGCGTTCACCGGCGTGTGCACCTGGGGCGACATGCTCACCACCCAGTGCGCCAAGGCCTGCGCCACCACCGGCCCCGACCTGCGCGAGCAGCTGATGCAGCTCGCCGCCCTCACCCTCGCCGCCGTCGAAACCATCGACCGCGTCGAGCAGATCGAGGCAGCCGACCGTGACTGAGACCAATGCCGAGCGGCTGCAGCGCGCAGCCGACACGCTGCGCCGCCAGGCGGTCGGCGAGCCCACCGAGCGCAGCGAGTGCGTCGCGAAGATGCTCGAGCACTGCAAGCTGATCGCGGACTTCTGGTCGGAGCCTTACGCGGCGCCATTCGTCCCCATGCTCGAAACCGCGCTCAAGCTCACGCGCCTGATCCTCAAGGACGGCGTACCGACGGCGCAGCCGCCCCACGACGAAGTCAGCATCCCGCTCACCTTCGGCCTCATGCACGACCTGCTGCGACTGCCCGCGGCCGTGCACCTGCGCCGCGCCGAGTTCTCCCAGTCCGCATTACCGATGCTGCACCTGTTCGCCACCGTCGACTGGAAACCAGAGCGCGCAGCCATCATGGAACCGGTCTATTACCACTCCGCCGGCTGGCCAGACCCCATCCACCTACACGAGATCGTGTGGAAGGACGCCGACCAGCAGCACCTCATGAACACGCTGCCGAGGGAGCCACCCGCCGCGCGTCTCGGCTACAGCGAGCACCACACCGAACAGCGCCAGCGTCACGCGCCGCCCACGCCGGCCGCCTCGGCGCCGATCGACACACCCGTCCCCGACACCCGGCCATCGGTCGGCATGGACCGCTGCCCGCACGTCCTGGTTTTCGAGCCCTCACGCAACCAGCCCGACCAGCAGTGCGCCCTGTACGCCGGCCACCTCGACCGGCACGAAACCCAGCCGCTCGCACCGCTCCGCGAGGACAAGACCGACGGCGTACACATGTTCCTCTGGACCACCGACCCTCTCGGCAACGTCACAGAGATCAACGAGCAGAAGATCGACGACGACCCGGACGAAACCCTGGGTGAACTCGATGTCTGACACGCGCCACGCGATGACCCTGCGCCTGCCGAAGCCGATCGCCGATGACCTGGCGCTCGTCGCCGGCCTGGACGAGACCTCGGCCACCGCGATCTGCGAGGCCGCGGTCGAGCACTACCTCTCACGCCGCATTGCGGCCACCGACTTCCAGGCCAAGCTGCAGGCCTCCATCGACCGCGCCAAGCAGCACCTGCAGGCCGTGACCGACGAAACAGAGGTCTGAACCATGAGCGCACCGCTGCAGCTCAACCCCGAGCAACTGCATGCACTGGCATCAGCGCTTGAGGAGCTGACCGAACTGAGCGAACGCACTGGTGTCGACTTCAGCAGCTACGGCCAACTCTCCGCTCTGGTCGGCATCAGCAACGTGAGCATCAGGCGAGACGAACAGGGCCGCTACGTCGTTGACGACCGAATCGGGGCCTGACACATGGCCGGCGACGTCGCACCGATGGCCCTGCTGGTGGACCTGCTCAAGGCCGCCGAGCGCGCGATGGCCCTCGAAGACGTGCCCGAGCACACACGACGGCGAGTGATCAACCGCCTCGTCTACGGCCATCCCGACGGCGCCCAGGCCCGCGTTGAAGTCGAGCAGGCCCGCTTGCAGGTCCAGATCGGGCAGCAGCTCGAGCAGGGCACCGAAGCGATGCGCATCGTCAACGAGGGGCTGCGCCGGCAGCAAATGCGCCAGCTCTGATCAGCACAAAAGCAAGGGGGAATGGCGGTGGAATCTACCGCGGAGCCGTGCCTGGTGTGCGGCCAGAGCTGGGCCCTGTCGCCGTCGTGGATGTGCGGCGGCTGTTTCCGGCGCCTCGATCGCGACCTGGCCCAGGCCGTGTGGGCGCACGGCTGGCTGGGCGCGAAGATGACGACGCTTCGGCCGGCCTGGCGCACCGGCACCATCGGCCGCGACGGCGAACCCCAACCCCCCTACGACGTGCAGATCACCGACGTCCGCAACGCGATCCAGGCGACGCTGGTCGAATGGAGCAAGCGGATCGCCTACGAGCACATCCCCGTGCTCGTAGGCCCCGCCGACCACACCGTGGCCGCCCTGGGCCGATGGCTGCGCGCCCACTCCCACTGGGCCTCGGACCAGCCCTGGTGCAACCAGTACGCCTACGACTTGGCGAAAGCACGCTCCGACGCCTACAAGCTCGCCCCGTGGGACCGCGCCCGCGAAGACCTCGCGCTGCCGTGCCCGCGCTGCGGCGCCCAATCCCTCACCTACTACCAGGGCTCCGACGGCGTCACCTGCAGCAGGCGCGGCTGCTCCCACACGATGGCCTGGTCCGACTACCTCGGCCTGATTGCTGAGTGGCGGCGCAGGAACACTAAGCCCAGCCGAGCCGCGGCGGCAGCGTGACCGAGCTGCAGTTACCACCCGACCCGGACGACCCGTTCAACATCCTGCTAACGGCCCAGGAGGGCGCGGCCGCCATGCACGTCGGCGTCGATGTGGTCTACCAGTGGAAGCGACGGCGCATCATCATCCCTGTTCAGACGGATAACGGGCCCCGGTTTCGCAAGTCCGAACTGATCGAGGCTGAGTTGAACACGCGCCGGCAACGCCGCCTAGACCAGTTGATGGAGACCGCCTGGGAACAGGCCGGCCGACCCGAGTGACACGCCCGGCCGCCTGGATGCCGGCCGTCACGAGTTGACCATGACGCCTGTTTGTCAGACACTACGCAGCGACAGAGGTATGTCCTCATGCAGGGCCCGGAGCGTACAGCTCACGGGCCTTTCGCGTTTTCCCGGTCCGGATCGGACCCCCACTTCCTCCCATCACCGCTACCGAATTCGGAGCAATCCATGTCCCTGCACGACATCCTCGACAGGTTCGACGCCGCGATCGCGAGCAAGGTGCGCAGCGTCCTGGGCCAGGACCTCGGCCCGGTCGACCAGATCCTCGGCGAGCTGCGCACGCACGCCGACAAGGAGGCCGCCCTGCTCGAGCAGCAGGCCGTCGCCGACGTCCACCAGGTCGAGTCCGACGCCGAAGCCGCGGCCGCCCCGGTCCTCCAGGAGGTCGAGTCCGACGCCAAGGACCTCGCCTCGACCGCCGCGACTGACGTGCAGTCCGCCCTCGGCGGCAGCGCAGCCGCCCAGAGCACGCCGACCCCGGCATCCGAAGCGCCGGCCGAGCAGACTGCCCCGGCCGAGACGCCGGCGCCTGCCGAAGCCCAGCCCGAGGCCGCGGCGCCGAGCGAGCCGGCCACCGACTCCGCCCCGCAGGCCTGAGCCGTGGTCTCCGTCACCGCCAAGGTCAAGCTCGATACCAAGGCTCAGAACGGCCCGGACGCGTTCAGCCTCGGCTTCCAGCCGGACTACGCCGACGGCCGCAACGCCGAGTGGGCAGCGTTCACCCCGCACCTCTCGCTCTCGATGACCGTCAAGCGCGAAGTCGCCGAGCACTTCGAGCAGGGCGCCGCATACACGCTGACCTTCACGCCATCCGAGGACTGAACGATGCAGCCCAGCGTCGGACGCATCGTCCATTACGTCTCCCACGGCACGCCCGTGCGCGCCGACGGGACGCAGGCATTCCACGCCGAGTGCAGGGCCGCGATCATCACCGAGGTCGGCGACTATCCCGAAGGGATCAGCGAGGCCGACCGCAGCAACATCGCGGTGCCAGTGGGACTCGCGGTGCTCAACCCCGCTGGCTTGTTCTTCCAGCAAGGGGCGATGCAGAGCGAACTCGGCCACGAAGGCGGCACCTGGCACTGGCCAGAGCGCGTCTAGCGCCACAGACCGGGTCGTCCCGTTTCCCAGCCGACGCCGGGGCGGCCCGCTTAGACCGGACCGTTGCGATGCATGGCTACTGACCGCGGTCCGATCCGCGCGGCCTCAACCGAACGCTCACGCAACGGTCCCCAGATCGGCCGCCCCGTGACCCTGCCGGCCCCGGGGCGGCCATCGTCCTCCACCGACGCGAGCGCAGGAGGCCGAAGCCGTGACCGTCGTGCAGAACGTCACCAACAGTCCCGGCGGCCCGCACGCGAACCGCACCGTGTTCATCACCCTGATAGCGGGCACCAACGGCGCACCCGGCTACACCAGCTCAGGCACCATCGTCGGGATCTGGACCACCCAGACCGACAACGCCGGACACTGGTCGCACGACTTCACGCCCAACGACCAGATCACCCCCGCCAACACGGTGTATCAGGTCACTGAAGAGGGCGGCGTCAGCATCATCTCGGTCCCGGACTCCGGCGGACCGTACAACCTCAGCCAAGTGCTCGTCGCCTCGCCACCGACGCCGGCCGCCCCCGGCATCACCGGCCTGCAGGTCGCCGACAACGGCACCGTCGCCGGCGTACGACCGAAACTGAACCTGATCCCCGGAACCGGCATCGCCGTCACCGCGGTCGAAAACCCCGCCACCAACGCCGTCGACGTCACCCTCACCGCGACCGGCAACGGCGAACTGCTCGCCGCCAACAACCTCTCCGATCTCGCCTCAGCGAGCAGCGCACGCACGAATCTCGGCCTCGGCTCGGCCGCCACGCAGAACACCAGCGCATTCGACGCCGCCGGAGCCGCCTCCGCCGCACTGACCGCCGCAGAGGCCAACGCCGCCAGCCTCTACCTGCAGAAAAGCTCGAACCTCAGCGACCTGGCCAACGCCGCGACCGCCCGCGCCAACCTCGGCGTTTCACCGGCGCTGCCGCTCAAGTCCACGTGGTTCTACCCGCAGGACGGCGGCGGCGGCAGCGAGACGCTGGTATTCGGCCAGCTCGAGCTCTGGCCGTTCGACTTCCAGAGCGCCCAGCAGATCACCAAGCTCGCACTGAACGTCAAAGCCGCCGGAGTCGCCGGCGCGCTGATCCGGTTCGCGATCTACGCCAGCGACGGCGCCGGATTCGTCGGCAACCTGCTCCTCGACCCCGGTACCATCTCCGGATCGGCGACCGGCGTCGGCACCATCAGCAGCCTGACGCAGAACGTCGGCCCCGGACGTGTCTGGTTCGGCGCCGTCTACCAAGGCGCCAACGGCACGCAGCCGCAGGTGCAGGGATACGCCAAGGCTCAGCCGTATATGGGCTGGTCGAGCTATCAGCAGTTCCCGTCGATCGTCGCCTACCAGTGGACTGGCATCACCGGCGCGCTACCGACCACGCTCGGGAATCCGACCGGGTTCCAGAACAACCAGGCGCCCGCCGTCCAGTTCGCCGTCGCCTAACCCCTGCCACGCCAGCCAGAACGACGAATCGAGGACACCGTGCCCGCAACAGCAATCCCAGTAACCCAGGTCAGCCGGGCCGGAACCGCTTCGGTCGCTGGCACCGCAGGCGACACCGTCAACGGCAACAGCGTCGCCAACGACGGCAGGGTCTGGCTCGAGCTGGGCAACTCCGGAGGCGTCTCGCACACCTGCACCATCACCCCGGCCGCCGTCGGCGCCGACGGCCTGACCCTCGGCACGAAGGTCATCACCATCCCCGCCGGCGGTTCGTACCGCACCGACGTGTGGCCGCCCGCGATCTACGGCACACAGCTGCAGATCACCGTCGACAACGTCGCCGTCACGATCAGCCCGTACCGGCATAGCTGATGCCCACTCGGCCGGCGCCGTTCTGCAGGGGCAACAACAGGCGCTGCCCGAACAAGGCCACACATAACGGCCTATGCAAGGCGCACCACGACGAGGCAGAACGCGAATACGACGCCAAGAGACCCGACGCTGCAGCACGCGGCTACGACGCACAGTGGCGCGAGACCAAGCGCAAGTACCTCGCCGAGCATCCCTACTGCGAGTGCGACGAGTGCCTCGCGCAACCAGTGTGGAAGCGCCCTCCCGCAGTGGACGTCGACCACAAGGACGGCCTCGGCCCCAAGGGTCCTCGCGGCCACGATCCAGAGAACCTGCGCGCCATGTCGCACTCGCATCATTCACGCCGCACCGCCCAGGACCAGCCCGGCGGATGGAACCGCCGCGCCGTCCGGGCGGGGGGTGTTGCGAAGGATGACGAGTTCTACCTCTAGACCGGCGCGCGCAACTTCACACGTGATGTCTCAAGCTGAAATTTCCTAGGGTGCGCCAAGGTGATGATGGTTGGAGGCTGAGATGCCTTCGCCGAAGCCGCGCCCGACCGTTCTGAAGCTGATCGAGGGCCGCGGGCCCGGCCGCGATTCCGGCGGTCGCGAGGTCAAGCAGACGCCCGGCTTCACGCGCCTGCCGCCGAACGCGCCGAGCTGGCTGCCGGCCGAAGCCAGGGCCGAATGGAAGCGCGTCGTGCCCGAACTGGCACGGCTCGAGCTGCTCAAGCCCGTCGACCGCGCCGCGCTGACCGCGTACTGCCTCGCGTGGGACCGCCTCGTCACTGGCCAGAAGGCGATCAAGGAGAACGGCGGTCACACATACACCGACGCCTTCGGCAACCCGAAAAAGCACCCCGCGGTGCTGATCACCGAGGCGGCGAGCAAGGAACTGCGCGCCTGGGCGGCCGAGTTCGGGCTCACGCCCTCGGCCGAGCAGCGCCTCGGCAAGCTGGGGGCGGACGATGGCGAGGAGGACAGCAACCCGTTCGCCGGTTGAGATCGAGCCCTACGACCCCGACGAACTCGAGCGGCTGAAGATCTCACCCGAAGTCGGCTGGTACCTGGCCAGCCGCGGCATCCCGCTCCCGACCTGCCCGCCGAAGTACAAGACACCTGAGCCGCGCGAGCTGCCCGGCTCCCGGTTCGATCCGGACCGCGTCGACAAGGTCCTTCGCGCCTTCAGCTCGCTGCAGCACACCCAGGGCGACTGGGTGGGCAAGCCGCTACGCCCGGACCCGTGGCAGGTCGCGTACATCCTCGCGCCGGTCTACGGCTGGGTGGAGTTCGACGAGGACGCTGGCCGCTGGGTGCGCGTCATCCGCACCGAATACGTCGACATCCCGCGCAAGAACGGCAAGACCACGCTCGCCGGCGGCCAGGCCATCTACCTGACCTGCGCGGACGGCGAGGGCGGCGCGCAGGTCTACGCCGCGGCCTCAGCGAAGAACCAGGCGAAGTACTGCTTCGACCCGGTCAAGCAGCTGGCGGAGAAGTCGAAAAAGCTCGCGCCGTTCGTCAAGCCCTTGACCGAGAAGATCGTGCACCCGAAATCGGGCTCGTACTTCCAGGTCGTCAGCGCCCTGGCCGACCTGATCCACGGCGCGAACGTGCACGGCGCGGTCATCGACGAGTTGCACGTACACAAGACGCGGGACCTGGTCGACGGCCTGGAGACCGGTACCGGCGCGCGCCGCCAACCGCTAGTGATCATCATCACGACGGCCGATGACGGCAAAGTCGGCACGATCTACGAGGAGAAGCGCCAGTACGCCGAGAAGCTGGCGCGCGGAGCGCTGTTCGACCCGACGTTCTACGGCGTGATCTGGGGCCTGGAGAACGACGCCGACCCGTTCAGCGAGCAGTCCTGGCGGGACGCCAACCCCGGCTACGGCATCTCGCCGACCCGCAAGTTCCTCGCGTCCGAGGCCAACAAGGCCCGCGAGTCGCCGGCGAACCTGGCCCGCTTCCAGCGCCTGCACCTGGGCATCCGCACCAAGCAGGTCACGAAGTACATCACCCTGGCCGAGTGGGACGCCAACGCCGGCATGGTCGACCCGCACGCCCTCGAGGGACGCGAGTGCTTCTGTGGCCTGGACCTCGGCTCAGTGTCCGACTTCACGGCCTACTGCATGCTCTTCCCGGACCTCGACAACACGTTCGACGCGATCTGGCGCATCTTCGCACCCGAAGACAACCTCGATGAGCTGAACCGGCGCACCGCCGGCAACGCCGAGGTCTGGGTGCGCGAGAAGTGGCTCACGCTGACCCCGGGCAACGTCACCGACTACGACTGGATCGAGGACTCGCTCAAGCGCGACGCTGAGATCTACCTGTTCAAAGACGTCGCCTACGACCGGTGGAACTCCTCGCAGCTGGTGAACAACCTGGTCGCCGCCAGCATGCCGATGTCCCCGATCGGCCAGGGATTCGCGTCCCTCTCGGCGCCCACGAAGGAAATCAAGAGGCTGCTTAAGTCCGGTTCCCCAGAGCGGCCGGTACTTCGGCACGGCGGCAACCCGGTCATGCGGTGGATGGTCGACAACCTCGCCGTGCAGATGGACGCCGCCGGCAACGTCAAGCCGGACAAGGCGAAATCACACGAGAAGATCGACGGCGTCAGCGCCCTGACGAACGCCGTTGAGCGCAGCCTGCGCACCGAGCAGCCCGGCCAGTCGAAGTACGAGACGGAAGACCTGATGATCCTGTGAAGGGAGTCCGCGATGCCCCGGCTCCCGTGGATCAGCCGTCGACGCTTCGAGGCGCAGCTGGCCGAGCGTGACGCAGGCCTCGGCCAGATGGTCCAGGACGCATCCGCGCTCAAGACCAAGCTGATCGAGGCGCGCGCCGCGGCCGAGGCCGACCGGCTGCTGAAGACCGCACTGCGGGAGCGGTTCGTCGTCACGCTTCGCGACGAGCAGGACAGCGCCTTCGAGGGCCTGCTCGTCGACGT